TTACTGAGTTAGGAATTGAAAATAAAGGACTTACTGTAGATGCTCCACAACAAGGGCAGGCTTTACAAGAACAGAAAAGTAATAGTCAAAGCACAGACACTACATCTCATGCACGTATGGTTGCAGAAAGTATTAAAGGAAAACATATTCCTGGTATAAGTGATACTAGTGCAAGTGATATGGCCGCACTAGCAGGTGTAGGTAATGCAACTCCACAAGCACCACAATACCAAACAGAAACATATGCTCCTGTACAACAAACATATAATGATAAGTGGCATGAAGTAGACAGTAGACTTTCAAAAATCGAAAATACACTAGCAAAAGTGTTTGAAAGCCTTGAAGGCTTAAAACAAATGAGTAACGAAGAATACCAAGAAAAAAGAAAAGCATTACAAGGTATACAGTTAGATCCTAACACAAACAAAGATCCTAAACTTAAAAAAGAGTTAATACGTAGGAAGTTTGAATTAGAAAAAGATTATAAAGCAGGTAAAATAACTACAGAAGATACTTTGAAAAAAGGATTTGTAAGTTTTTTAAAAGAACTGGAGAGTAATTAATGATAACAAGTAAATGCGAGAATTGTAAATGCGATAGTCACTGTCACAAAGAATGCTCGTCTTGTGCAAATGATGTTTGTGTGACTTGCAACTGTGAAAATTGTCGAGATGAAAATTAAAGAAGTAACAGATTATTTTTATGGACTAGATCCAGCACACATGTCATATAAACACAAAATAGGTGACATATATGGAAAGAAGAATTTAAAAGTACCACATGCAAAATTGCATGTAAAAAACAAAAAGAAAAACAAAAGAGATAGTGGGCAGAACATTGGCAAATGATAAAATTAAAATTAAAAGAACAATCGAATACACTGGGCCTAACAAAAGAGATTACTTTTTAGCAGACTTATTTAAAAGCATACAACCAACAGTAGGTTGCGAAGTCGGCGTAAGAAACGGTAGAACAACATTTCATTTACTAGAAGCATTTCCAAGATTAAAAATGTATGCTATCGACTACGACATAAAGTTGTTCTACAAAGATAACATGATAATAAAGTATGGTCCTAGGCTAAAAGCAATACAAGGACATAGTCATACAGTACACGAACAGATAGAAAACGGCAGTTTAGACTTCGTATTCATTGATGCTAGTCACGATTATGATAGCGTAAAAGGTGATATTGAATACTACACACCTAAATTAAAACCAAACGGTTGGTTATGTGGGCATGACATGGACTTCCCAGGTGTAAACAAAGCAGTTAACGAACTACTACCAAACGACCATCATATAGGTCCAAATAACGTTTGGTTTAAATGTTTAGACAAAACGGTGCCAATTCCGTTTAATTTACTTGACAACTAGCATAAATCTATATATAATATAAGAAATTACTAAAAGGAGTCTCACATGAGTGACAAAGTATTCGGTGCTGAAGAAAAAGCAAAACTAATTCAGATCGTTAACGAAGGTGTAAATGTTTTGCAAGAAGTTACAGACCTACAAGAAGGTTTAAGAGATACTGTGAAAGCAGTAGCAGAAGAAATGGACGTTAAGCCAAGTCTAATTAACAAAGCAATTAAGATTGCACAAAAAGGTGAATGGCATAAAGCCGTTGATGAGTTTGAAGACCTAGAAACTATTATGGTTACTACTGGTCGCGACAAACTCTAATGCAAAAGATAAAAGGATTTTGGATCAATAGTTACAAAAGTGATAAGGTTGCTTTTGGATTTGAATTAATAAGTTTTATCTTTACAGTTATGGCAAGTTTGACTCTAGCATTAAATGCTATAGATCCAAACATGCTAGTTATATATCCGTTCTTCTTTGTAGGAAGTGTAACACAATGTTATGCTTCGATGCGTAGGGGTGCGGCATGGGTAATGTTACTAACAGGATATTTTGCTGTTATTAACGTATTTGGATACGGAGTTGCCGCCCTGTGGTGGTAATCAAAAGGTGATTAAAATTGTGGGATACTTGGTGCAAGGCAATAGGAACAAAGGCATATGAAGATAACAATAAGGCAGACAAAGTGGCAATTATACGCACTGGGTGGGTGTTGCTACACATTTTTACTTGCATTGCTATTATCTTAAATGCAATAGCAAATCACGGTACAAAGTTATTTGGGTTTTGATAAAAAAAGTCTTGACTTTGTAACAATAAGATACTATAATAGTACATATTGTTGAAGAAGGTTAGTTGGCCATAAACAACATTACTGGTTTTTGCCAACCGAAAGTGGCATATAAAGGAGAATGAATGAGTTACGTAGATGCACTCTGGGATCGTGATAAAGATATTATCAAGGTTGTAGAGAGAAATAAAAAAGGCGAAAGAGAGTTTCGCGAATTCCCCGCAAGATATGTATTTTATTATGGCGACGGCAAAGGTAAACAAAAAAGTACTTTTGGTGATCCCGTAAGTCGTGTTGTTTGTAAGAGTTGGAAAGACTTTCTTAGAGAACAAAAGATTAATAAACATCGCGGACTATATGAAGCAGACATCAATCCTGTATATAGACTACTTGAAGAAAACTATTTAGGTCAAGATGCACCTAATCTAAACGTTGCATTTTTTGATATTGAGGTTGACTTTGATCCTGAACGTGGTTATAGTTCACCTGAAGATCCTTTTACTGCTATTACTGCTATTTCTGTACACTTACAGTGGATGGACACACTTATTACACTAGCACTTCCTCCTAAAACACTTACTATGGAACAAGCAAAGGAAGAATGCAAAGACTTTCCTAATACATATTTGTTTGATTCAGAAGCAGAAATGCTTGATACATTTTTAGATTTAATTAAAGATGCTGATGTTTTGTCAGGTTGGAACAGTGAAGGTTATGATATTCCGTATACTGTTAACAGAATTACAAGAGTTTTAAGTAAAGAAGATACAAGGCGTTTTTGTTTATGGAACGCTTATCCTAAGAAAAGAATATATGAAAAGTTTGGTAGAGAACAAGAAACATATGATCTTATAGGACGTCAACACTTAGATAGTCTTGAACTGTATCGCAAGTACACATATGAAGAACGACACACTTATCGACTAGACGCTATTGGTGAACTTGAAGTAGGTGAAAAGAAAACTGAATATGAAGGTACATTAGATCAACTATATAACAATGACTTTAAAACATTTATTGAATATAACAGACAAGACGTTCTGTTATTAGATAAACTTGATAAGAAACTACGCTTTCTTGATCTAGCAAATGAACTTGCACATGCAAACACAGTGTTGCTACCAACAACAATGGGTGCTGTCGCAGTTACAGAACAAGCAATTATTAACGAAGCACATAGACGTGGTTATGTTGTACCTAATAGAGTACACAGAGAGCCGGGTTCATCACAGGCGGCTGGTGCATATGTTGCATATCCTAAGAAAGGATTGCATGATTGGATTGCATCAATGGATTTGAATTCACTATATCCGTCTGTTATTAGAAGTTTAAATATGGATCCAGCAACAGTTGTAGGACAACTTAAACAAAACCATACAGAAGAATTCATAAGCGAACAAATGAACTTTAAAAAGAAGTCATTTGCAGGTGCTTGGGAAGGAAAGTTTGGTAGTCTTGAATATGACTACGTAATGGAACAACGTAAAGATATTGAAATTACTATTGATTGGGAAGGTGGCGAAAGCGATACATTAAGTGCCGCAGAAGTTTACAAACTAATTTTTGATAGTAATCAACCATGGATGGTTAGTGCTAATGGTACATTGTTTTCAACAGAGTTTGAAGGTATTATTCCTGGACTACTAAAACGTTGGTATGCTGAAAGACAAGAAATGCAGGCTAAAAAGGGTGCTTCACAAGATGCAGGTAATAAAATTGAAACTGCTTTTTGGGATAAAAGACAACTTGTTAAAAAGATTAACCTAAATAGTTTATACGGAGCAATCCTAAACCCAGGGTGTAGATTTTTTGATCATAGGATTGGGCAAAGTACTACACTTACAGGTCGTGCTATTGCAAAACATATGAGTGCAAAAGTAAATGAAATTATTACAGGCGAATATGATCATATAGGTAAAAGTATTATATATGGTGATACAGACTCTGTGTACTTTAGTGCTTATACTAGTTTACGTGCAGAAATTGATAAGGGAGATATTCCTTGGACAAAGGATAGTGTAACACAACTTTATGATCAAATATGTGAAGAAGCAAATGTAACTTTTCCGAAATTTATGGGAAATGCATTTCACTGTCCTAAAAGTAGAGGCGAAGTTATTGCCGCTGGTCGAGAAGTTGTTGGTGAAAAAGGATTGTTTATTACTAAAAAACGTTATGCAATTCTAATATATGACAACGAAGGACAAAGAACAGATATAGATGGTAAGCCTGGCAAAGTAAAAGCAATGGGATTAGATCTTAAACGTTCTGATACTCCTGTGTTTATGCAAGACTTTTTAAGTGAAGTATTGTTAGCAGTACTAACAAATGGTAAAGAAGTTGATGTACTTGATATGATCACAGAGTTTAGAACTAAATTTAAAGCAAGACCTGGTTGGGAGAAAGGTTCTCCTAAACGTGCAAACAACGTAACAGACTATCTTGCTAAACTTAAAAAATTAGGCAAAGTAAACATGCCTGGACACGTTCGTGCTTCTATTAATTGGAACACATTAAAAGAGATGAACGGTGACAAATTTAGTATGCAGATTGTAGACGGTATGAAAGTTATTGTTTGCAAACTAAAAAACAATCCAATGGGATATACTTCGGTTGCATACCCAACGGACGAACTAAGAATACCAAAATGGTTCCAAGAACTACCTTTTGAAGATGAGGAAATGGAAGTTGCAATCATCGATAAAAAGTTAGATAATCTAATTGGAGTGCTAGATTGGGATATTAAATCAACCGAACAGAAGAATACATTCAATAATTTATTTGACATTGAGTGATTTTTTAAGTATAATAGTATATAAGGAACGGAGAAAACTATGAAAGACATTTTACAAGACATTGTTGCACATACACATGCACTTGGCTTTCTTAACATTGTTAAGGTCAATGGTGATGATGCACAAACAGGTATCGATAGCATGGCAGAGGATCGCTCTGTAATCATGCAGGCAAATACTAAAAACGCCCAAGTAGAAATGAAGGGTACGTTTGGTATGCCAAACTTAAACAAACTAGACATTCATTTGAAGTGTCCAGAATATAAAGACGAAGCAACTATTGATGTTGTACGTCAAGACAGAAACGGTGTACAGATTCCAACTGGTATACACTTTGAAAACAAAACAGGTGACTTTAAAAATGATTATCGTTTTATGAACGCAGAAATCATTAATGAAAAACTTAAAACTGTTAAGTTTAAAGGTGCGGCATGGGACGTAGAGGTTTCGCCTAGTATGGCCAGTGTACAGAGATTTAAAATGCAGGCAACTGCAAACGCAGAAGAAACTGTGTTTACTGTACTTAAAGATGGTACAGACGTCAAGTTCAAGTTTGGTGATGCTAGTACACACGCAGGTGAATTTATTTTTGCTACAGATGTACCAGGTTCACTTAAAAATGAATGGGCATGGCCAGTACAACAAACACTTGCTATTTTAAGTTTAGATGGTGATAAAGCAATGAAGTTCTCAGATCAAGGTGCTATGCAAATTCAAGTAGACAGCGGTTTGGCAACTTATGAATATATTTTGCCAGCACAATCTAAATAGGAGACATAATGAATACGGACTTAACAACAGAACAAAAAGACTACGCAACATTTTTACCGGCGTTGAGTGGTTTTTATGCTACCTTTATAGGTAAGCAACGCAGAGAAGAATACGTTGATAAGAATCGTATTCCGTATCCTAGCATGGAAAGTATGAATTGGTTAAACAAGAAAGAAGGACTGTTTAACTATCACTGGTCATTATATTCCGCAGGACATGCCGAACTAGACATTAACAAAGATGCACCCAAAGAAGATATGGTCCGTGATAGAGATCGTAGCAACAGTTGGATGTTAGGTGACTCGGGTGGTTTCCAAATAGGCAAAGG